GACAAGAAGCGCCGACCCTGCGCCGAATTCGTTGCCATTGACAACATCCTGCTCCCTTTCGCGTCTGCCAACTTTTACACCTCACAACGGGTGACGGAGCAGCAAGACATCAGCGAGTGGGAATTTAAGCAGCGCATCAACCGTGGGCTGTACCGCGACATCAACTTTATCCGCACCACGTCCGAACCAGAGCAAACCGCCTCTGAGAAGGCCAACGCCAAGATTGAAGGCAAGCAGTTTGAGGACGGTGAAGACGGATTGCGCCGCGTCTATCACGTCTACACTTGGCTTGACCTTGAAGACGACGACCGCGCCGACGGCGAGACCGCCCCCTACATCCTGATGATTGACGAACTCGACCGCAAGGTGCTGGGCCTGTATCGCAATTGGGAAGAGGGCGACGACACCTTCACCAAACTAGATTGGTTGGTTGAGTTTAAATTCATCCCTTGGAGGGGTGCATACGCCATTGGGCTACCTCACCTCATCGGAGGTCTCTCAGCAGCCGCCACGGGCGCTTTGCGGGCTTTGTTGGACACCGCTCACGTCAACAACTCCCTGACCATGCTGAAACTCAAGGGCGCGAAGGTCTCAGGACAATCCGACCAGATTGAGATTACTCAGGTGACCGAGATTGAAGGCGGCATCGGCGTGGACGACATCCGCAAGATTGCCATGCCCATGCCGTTCAACCCACCCAGCCCCGTGCTGTTCCAATTGCTTGGCTGGCTGACATCCGAAGCCAAGGGCGTGGTGACCACCGCCGAAGAAAAAATTGCAGACGCTGGCAACAATATGCCCGTGGGTACGACTCAAGCGTTGATTGAGCAGGGCGCGGTAGTGTTCTCCTCCATCCACTCCCGTTTGCATGACGCCCAGCGCCGTGTGCTGCACATCCTTGGACGCATCAATCGCTGGCACTTAGACGACCAACGCAAGGGTGACATGGTTGCCGAGTTGGTTATCAAGCGCTCAGACTTCAAGCGCAACAGCGACGTGGTTCCAGTCAGCGACCCGCACATCTTCTCCGAGACCCAGCGCATGGCGCAGATGCAATCGGTGATGCAGTTGTCTGCCCAGTTCCCTGCCATCTTTGACCAACGCGCAGTAGTCTCTCGAATGCTCAAGCAGTTGAAGATTCCCAACATCAACGAGTTGATGCCCAATTCGGGTAAACCCGCAGAGTTGAATGCCTCCGACGAGAACAGCGCAATGGCACTGGGACGCCCAGCCTTTGCCTATCCACGTCAAGACCATCTTGCGCACATCCAAACGCACTTGCGCTTTGCGCTTGACCCAACCCTCGGCTCGAACCGCCTCATTGCGCCCAAGTTCATCCCGCAGGTGTTGGAACACATCAAGCAGCACATGATGCTTTGGTACACCCAACAGGTGCAGGGCTACGTTCTTGCGGCTGGCGACATCAAGCTGGGCAAGTACGAAGAGAGCAAGATTGCCAAAGAGATTGACCGCGCTATTGCTGTGGCGTCTGACCACGTCAGCATGGACTCCGCCAAGGTGTTTGAAGGCGTCATGCCAGCCCTTGAGCAGTTGGGTCAACTCATGCAGCAGTTCAAGCCAGCGCCTCCCCCAATGGATGGCGAGTCACAGGCTGTGTTGCAGGCGTCTATGGCTGAGACTCAACGCCGTGCGGCTAACGACCAAGCGCGTTTGGGACTGGATACTCAGAAATTCCAAGCGGGTCAGGCTGACAAGCAGCGGGATTCTGAAATCAAGGTGGCTATGAATGCCGAGAACAACTTGACAACAGAGCGAATCAAGACCGCAGAATTGACTGTAGACGAGGTCAAGCTGCGGCAGGAGCAGGAGAAAACTGCAATCACGCTTAACAAGCAAACCCAACGTAACTTAGGAGATTCAAATGGATAAAGAAGTCAAGGAAATGCAATCCGAGCAAGTACGTCAGAAAGCCCGCATGGGCGCTGGCGCTTGGGTTACAGGCGAATCATTAAAAGAAGAATCAAAAGCGACTATGCCAGAGGCTAACAGCGACCACGGGAATTTTTCCCAACCCAAGGGCGTCGAAAAGTCTAACGCATGAAGCTAGTATCCGACTTCGTAAGCGCTGTGAAAGCGCGTCAGGCGGAGATTGCAGCAGGTTTGGCACATGGAAATGCGCCAGACTACAACGCATACCAACGCTTAGTCGGAGAAAACTTAGGACTTGAGGCGTCTCTTGAGATGCTTAACCACCTTTTAAAGGAAGATGAAGATGACAGATAGCACGGTAGCGGGTAATGCCGCTGATTTACGGGAAGCCTTTCCTGTTGTAGACCCCGGTGCGATTCCCCTTGGTGCGCGTGTATTGGTTCAATTGCGCAAAGCCAAAAAACGGATGACTCAATCTGGGATTATTTTGCCTGAAGAAACTCGCGACACTGAACGGGCGCAAAACCCCGTTGCAAAAGTGATTGCATTTGGCCCATTGGCGTTTAAGAAGCGCGACACGATGGAGCCTTGGGTAGAAGGCATTTGGTGCGACATAGGAGACTTCCTACGAGTACCAAAATGGACTGGCGACCGCTGGGTTGTGCCACACGGTGATGACGACAGCGTCGAATTCATGGTGTTAAATGACCACGAGGTGATTGCCAAAATTACAGGTAATCCACTTGAAGTTAGGGCATTTGTATGAGTACCGAACAGGAAGTAATTGTCATCCAAGAGGAGAAAGACGGTTCCGCAACCATCGAACTGCCTCCAAGTATCCCCTCCCCAGAGGTAAATACTGACAACGGCTCCGATGAAGCCGACGAACGCGCCCGCCAGACAGAAATGGCGGTCGGTGGAGCGGTTGACGAGGACGCCGAGGCACTGCGAGAGCAGAAGCGCCTAAAGCGCCATCGTCGCAAGGAGTATCACAAGCAGGTTTCGACCGAAAAAGACGTCAAATTGACGCATTTAGAGCGTCAGAACCAGCAATTGCTTGAACGACTGTCTGTTTTAGAGCGCAAGTCCCACGGAAGTGACCTTGCCCGCCTAGATAAAGCCATCGAAGACCAAGATGCCCGCATTTTGTTTGCAAAGCAGAAAATCTCTCAAGCCACCTCGACTGGTAACGGAGAAATGCTGACTTCTGCACAGGAAATGTGGTTTGAAGCCCGTAGACAATCCGAGGCATTGGCAAACTTGAAGAAACGTGCTGTTGCCCCTCAGAATCAGCGCACCATTCAGGCTCCAGACCCGCAGTTGCAACGCTATGCCAACGCATGGATGGCAAACAATTCGTGGTATGACCCTAACGGGAAAGACCCCGATTCACGTCGCGCCCTCAACGAAGACTCAATTTTGGCGGAAGAGGGTTACGACCCAAAAACTGCTGAGTATTGGGAAGAACTTGACAGACGCTTGCAAAGAGTAGTCCCTCACCGTTATACTGAAGATGCAGATGAGAAACCGCGTTCTAGACCGAGAAATGCTGTGACAAGTTCAGGCCGCGAATCCGCATCGAATAATGGCAGGAGTAATTCTTTTACTCTTTCACCTGACCAAGTCAGGGCTATGAAAGATGCAGGTATGTGGGATGACGGAGAGAAGCGGGCGAAGATGATTCGTCGTTACGCTTTAGAAGCACGCAACAACAACGGTTAAGGAGTTAAAAATGGATTCTCGTTTAAAGAAAAATCTGTCTGCTGGAGGCCGCGACAATCGCGGTAGTCTTGATACCATTCGAGAGGCTCCAGAGGACAAAATGGCATCGTCAGAAGAACGTCGCAAGATGTGGAAAGACGAGTGGGTACAAAGTGCATTGCCTAGTGTCCCCGATATGAAGGGATGGCACGTTTGCTGGTTATCGACAACCAACAGTTACGACAGCATTGATAAGCGCATTCGCCTTGGGTACGTTCCTGTGAAAGCAGATGAGTTACCAGAGATGCGAAACAACCGCGTAAAAGCTGGAGAACATGAAGGTTTTATCTCGTGTAATGAGATGCTCTTGTACAAAATCCCTATGGACTTGTATCAAGAAGTTATGGCTCATTTTCACCACGACGCACCGCAGGAAGAAGCGAACAAAATTCGCCTTCAAGCAGAGCAAAACGTGGGACGTGATAGTCGGGGCAGAAGCCTCGGTCAGATTGAAGGCGAAGGGCTTATTGACATTGACAAACCAATTCCTGCGCCGCATTTTGCGGGGTAGGGTTTTTAACGAAACAAAGGAGTAAGACTATGTCTTCAACTAATGCTCCGTTTGGTATGCGTCCTTCTTTCCATCCTTCTGGCTTGGATAGAGCGGTTGCTTTGCCTAACGGTATTGCGCT